AATTGTTGGAAAGATAAATCTCCACCTTTGTTTTTATATTTTACAAATTCTGCCATTAACATTTGTTCAGCTTGTGCCTCTCCTGCACCACCACCCATTGCTAAAAATGCTGTAGGCTGTCTTCTAGACATGCCTGCACCTGATCTTATAAATTCTTCTTCATCTTCATCTAATGAACCACCCATTGCATAACCGGCTCGGCCACCATCAGCTGCATAAAAATTTTGATTAACATATTTTTTCTGCGGCATAAAATCTAAACCAACACCTGCATCACCTTCACCACTGTAATAATTTCTTGCTCTTTGTGTAACTGCTGCTGGATCCATAGGATCAGAACTTGATTCTTCTTCGTCTCCGCCACCACCTAAAAAAGGAAGTGCAAGACTTGCTGCACCTAAACCACCTAGTGCTACTTTACCCATATTAAAACCCTGTCCTTTGTAATTACCAGCTTTATTTTTGTCTCTAAAAATATTTCCAACACCAGGAAACCTCCCAGCTTTTCCAAACAAACCGCCTATACCACCACTGTTTCCAAAAATACCTGTTGCAGGACCACCAAAACTTCCTCTACCTAACAGACCACCAAACGATGTTCCTGGTATACCAAAACCTATTGCTGCTCCAAGAGCCATTTTACCTAATGGACTTTTAGCTACTTTTTTTACTTTACGAAAAGCTTTCTTAATAAAACCACCTAAACCATAGGCTTGTCTAGGGTCATGAACCATCATACCCCGGTTGTACATTTGTCTAGGTTGTTGCATGTTTGAAATAGGCATAAATTTTTCCTTAATCTATCTGTTTTACTTTGTTTTACTAAACAAATCAAGAGGTGGCATGATAACATTTACGTCCTGTGCCATCTCTTCTGCTTTATAACCCTTGGCTACCCAGTCTTTTCTCTCTTTAAAGACCTCACCGGTCTTAAGATGTCTGTAAGTTTCTTCTACCTTAGCGTTGTATATTTTCATTAGTCTATTTTTTCCTTTTTGATGTTTAGATAACTTATCGCTATGTCAAATGAATCTGTATTGCTTGCCTGTACTGTAAAAGCAGACCCACCTTCTATTATCAATGGTTGGGTTAATAATTCTGTTGTAACATTAGCAGTAAGTGCTGCTGATTTAATAGCTGTAATACTATTATTGGTTACAGTCACACTAGGTGTACCGGCGGACGTTACTAAAAGAGATTTAATAATTATAGTCTCATTTACCAAAGGATTACCTGCCCCTAATGGGACCAAAGCATTACCAGTTGTATTGTTGTCTATGCCTTTAAATTTATATTGATTTACTACTCCCATTATTCCATGAAGAAACTCTTAGCTTCTATCTCCTGTTTAACTTCTTCTTGAAAAGAAGTATTTAATTTTAATATAACACTATCAAGATCCCGAACCAATGACTGTAAATTAATTTGAGTGTATTCCTCAGCTGCTCTAGTTAGTGATTGTACAATTTTAGCCATTATAAAATACTTGCTAGTCCCCCATAAAAATAACCGGTTCTACCTTTACCACTTTTATTAGAAAAACTATCTTGAGCACCAGGTGTACTTGGATTTGGATTAGTGTCATTACTGGTATCATTTCTATTATCATTATTGTCGTTACCACTGTTATTAGTAGTTATAGTTTTAGGTGCAGTTGTAGTTTTAGTATCTTTATTTCTGTTAAGGTAACCTGATAAAGTTCTATAAGATGCAAACGAACCAGGTTTAGCTCTGTCAAATCTGTTTGTACCGTAAGTGGGACTTGATGGATCATTATCATAAGATTCATTTACCATACTTGGATCTGCGTAGTTAACTCCGTCCATTTTATATATCCCACCTTTAAAATTACCTCTTGGATCAAATTGTTCACGACTTTTACCGCCGGTTTTTCCAAGAAATGATGCTGCTACTGCAAATGGTCCACCCATAGCTGTTGCTGCCGCCTTAGCCCAAGCAGGAAGATTTGAACCCACTTGTTTTGCTCTACTAATCATGTTAGCTATAAAACTTTGTTTATCTTCTTCTTCTTCAAATGCTTTTTCACTGTAGGGATCATTACCTTGAGCCATTTTTGAACCTTTGTTTAATGCTGGATCACCTTTTACATTTACATCAAAAACATTATTTTGACCGCCGATAGTAGAAAACCTATTGTCGTTCGGATACGTGAAACCTATGTTTTTAGTGTTAGCATCTTGTGCCGCCATTTCTGCAATCAGATCTTTTTCATCTTGAATATTTGCATTAAATTGTCCACTTTGAAAAGTGTTACCTTTATTTAAATAACTATTATTAAGGTTTTCCATTTGTATAGAATTATTAGGAAAAGAATTTGTATACTCAAAACCACCTTCATTACTTTGAAAACCACCTGGATAAGTTCCACTTTTATTACTTTGAGGAAGTTCAGGAAGGAAAGAGTTGTCGTACCTAGTTTCTCCACCACCATTATTATTAAAAGCATTTGTGTTTGTTATTCCACCCGGTACCGGCGCTACAGTTTCTGGTGCTAGAGGTAAATTATATGGGTTCTCTAAATATTTTTGTTTGGGCATGTATAGTATACCTCTATCTCTTATCTCTGCATCTGTTGCCATTATCTCATTCCTCCTGGTGCGATGTCTAATCTAAATGTACCTAATTTCCATTTGTCATCTATACTAGTATTAGAAACTTTTAATGCAATTGATCTAGCTCTTATTCTAGTACTTTTGAAAGTTGTTGTTGAAGTCGTGTCAAAATTTGTAGTGACTGGTGTGCTGTTAGGGTAATTTCTAGTTGTAAAACTCACCTTTGTTGTACCGGTCTGTTCAATAAAATCTGGTATAAATCTACTTATTCTCATAATGTATTCACCGTCTCCTCTAAGATCAGGGGTTCCTACCGCTTGACCTGTATTACTTCTTTTTTGAGTGATATCAAAATCACCAGAAACAATATTAGCTTGAATTGCAGTAATACCCTCTCCTATATTAACTTGGTTAGCACCTGTTTCATGTTGATAGTATATCGTACTTCCGTCAGTATTTCCAATAACATCGTATGAAGCATTATCTGTAGCATCAAAAAAAGTAGCGTGAGGTTTGCTGTATACTGCTGAATCTTGCCAAGCTGTTCTAGCTAAACTGCCTATGGTCCAAATAGGTCTTTCTCTAGATGAATCTATATAATTATATGTAACCACCCTATCAACAACATCAGAACCAGCACTACAATAGAACCAGTTTATTTCTCCAAATAGGTTATTAATACCTGCATTAAATAGGTCTCTTGTTGTTGAATTAAAACCAAGTCCAGGATTAACCGAGTAAACAAAATCTTCCACCAAACAAGGCATAGATTTTAAATTACCATCGTATGAAAAGAAGCCATTTTCTGACATCCAATAAGCTGAACCATCAACTTCAACAGCTGAATTTTTACCAATTAAACCACAGTTAGTCCCTGCTTGTTGAAAAGCAAAAGTAAAAGGGGCTCCCACAAACTGCATTAAAAATAATGAAGTATCAGTCCAAACATAGAGTGCATCCCTACTTTTAATAGCTGACATAATTTTAGAACCTGCAGCAAGTCTTTGAGTACCCGCTGTATTTTCTGCTTTTACAGTATACTCATTAATATTTTCTTGATCAGAAAATCTTATAAACATGTCGTCTTGTGTAGATTTATTTCCAATAGTAGTTTCCGTTCCAAAAAAAACTAAATGTCTATCTGGAGTTGATACTGTCATATGACGTGATGCTGTTGGTGCACCTGAAATAATAGTTGCACGAGTATTTAAAGAATTTGATATTGACGCATCCCATTCAAAACATTCGCCATTATAAATAAGAGCAATTAATTTTGTACCAAAATTATCAAGAACCCATAGACCAGGGTTAAGTGTAAACTGTGTAGTTGATGAAGCCTCACCCCATCCGTTATAATCTGTAATATTTGTAATAACAGAATTTTGAGTATGTGTGGCTGCTGTCGTACCATTTGCGTTTCTTGCCCCACCGCTTAAAGTATTTGTTCCTGTGTTATTAGCTGTGTAAGATATATCTTCTGTACCGATTCTTATGGTCCCCGATGCCGGAAACAAGTTTGAACTAGCAAGAACAATGTTGGTAGTGGTTGTATCTGTTAAAGCAGTTGCTAAAGTACTGGTTACGGCTCCATTTACGGTACCACCAAATAAACCTGAACTCCAACCAAAACCACTTTGTTGTATTGCTGGTCCAACACTAAAGTAACAAAGAACAGATGCAGAACCAGAATTAGTCACAGGTGTGCCAGCTTCGTTAGTAGCCATTGTAATTGTAAAAGTGGTGCTACTTGGTACAGAAGTTACCATAAATTTTTCATCTTCAAATGTTGCGTTTGTAAAAGTAGATCCAGATAACCCCGAAACAGCATCAAATAATACTATATCATTATCCAACAAACCATGATTAGACGAAACAGTTATTGTAACTGTTCGTGACCCTGATGTACTTGTAAAATTTGCTCCCGTAATTGTAGCTCTTATAGGGTGGATGTCGTAGTAATCACCGTCTGAAAAAACATAGAGGATTCTATTGGTGCCAATTGCAGAATATTTTATACCTACATTATCATCCCAGTTGTGTATAGCTCTTGCAACACCGGTTAATTTATTGGTACCCAACTGCTCCCAACCACCGATTTTTTCTGGTGAACCATATCTAAAACGTACGTTATCTCCATCAAACCACTGACCTTCAGCGCCTGTTTCGGTAACTTGTTTATTAAATCCTGGGGCAAAACCTAATTTTTGTAACATGATTTACACCTTAATCTATACCCTTGATTAATTCAATATAAATTGTTATAGAGTATACATACTTTTATGAAAGATAACAAGACCTTTGAATATACCTTAAGGGAGATCGTCTATCCTACCCTGACTAAAATTCATGAGTTTACCTATAAAGATGAGGTAGCTTTAAAATATTTTGAGGACAAGGTTAGAAAAAATATAGGACCTAACGACTATAAAACAAATGTTAAAGGTCAAATGACATCGTGGATTTTATTTAATAAAGATCCAGAGTTTGAACTTTTTATAAAAGAAGTTTTTTATCCCCTTATTTTTAAACATAAGGGTATTTTAACTGGAGAAAAAGAAGATCAAATATTAATAAAAGATTCATGGGGTAATATATTAAAAAAAGGAGAAAGTGTGCAAAGACATCATCATAGAGATTCATATTATAGTACAGTTATATACTTTGATAATATTGCTCCACTACAAACTGATATTGGTCCTATAGAAACTTGGAGAGGTAAAGTAATAACTCTTGATGGATTTTTATATCATTGGGTAAATCCAGTTCCTAAGGAAAGAATAAATTTAGTATTTAATTGGAGTAGTAGTGGTCAAAATAATAGATAATTTCATAGATAAAGATTTATATTTACAAGTTAAAAATACATTGTTTAGCGATAGCCTTCCTTGGTTTTCTAAAAAAGGGACAGTTAATGGTAAAGAAAATGATTTAAATTGGTTTTCTCACTCTATCTATAATGATTTCAAACCTAATAGTAATATATTTTCTTTCATGCCTGAATTTATTGAAAAGTTAAAAATTTCATCAATTATAGAAATAAGAACAAATTTATCTTTTAAAACAAATAAAGATTTTAAAACTCTATGGCATACAGACTATGGTTACAAAAATCATAAAACAGCTATTTTTTATTTTAATACCGATACAACAGGAACAGTTTTTAAAATTAAAAATAAAGAAAAATTAATTAAATCAAAAGAAAACAGAATAGTTATTTTTGATGGTAGTATTAAACACTGTGCTTACTTAAATAATAAATCAGAAAAAAGAGTTGTTATTAATTTTAATTATTATGAAAAAAATTAAAGATATAGTTATTGTAGGAGGAGGTTCTTCTGGTTGGTTAGCAGCAGCTTACCTTAGTTGGAACTTTAAAAATTTTAATATTAAAGTTATTGATAAAGAAATAGGAACACCTGTTGGCGTAGGTGAAGCTACCTTATTAAATTTTCCAACTTTTTTATCTAGTTGTGGTTTTACTATAGATGAATGGTTTCATGAAGTTGGTGCTACTGAAAAGCTAGGAATACATTTTGTAAATTGGATAGATAAAAACAAAGATGTCTATCACCCTTTTTATAATATTTTAACAGAGAATATAGATTATAAAAAAGCTATGGTTACAAAGTTTAATAATTTATCAAATGTTGCCTATCATGTAAATTGTGGAAAATTAGTTTTATTCTTGCAAGAAAAATTAAAAAACAAAATAGAGTTTATCAAACAAGATGTAAAAGAAGTTATTTATAATGAAGCTGGTATTAAAAATTTAATTTTAAAAAATAAAAAAAAAATAAAAGCTGACTTATATATTGATTGCACTGGATTTAATTCTATTTTAAAAAATAAAACACAAAAGATAATGTTAAAAGATAGATTAATTTGTGATACAGCAGTAGCTAGTCAAATACCTTATAAAAATATTAAAAAAGAATTACTACCTTATACTAAATGTGAAGCTGTTGAAGAAGGTTGGGTTTGGTCTATTCCAGTTTCTGATCGTATTGGATCTGGATTTATATTTAACAGAGATATTACAAATATTAATAATGCAAAAGATTTTTTTGTTAAACACTGGAACAATAGAATTAAAAAAGAAAATTTAAAAGTTATAGATTGGACACCTTATTATGATAATAAAATATGGGACAAGAATGTAGTATCTATTGGATTGTCAGCTGGTTTCATAGAGCCTTTAGAAAGCACGGGATTAATGCTAGCAATGGAAGGTATTTACTCTTTATGTAAAAAAATATATAAACATTCATACCATGAAAATGATGAAAACTATTACAACATTCATATGAAAATGTTTTACGAAAATAGTATTGATTTTGTAAACATGCACTATTTAGTTTCAAAAAGAAAAGGTATTTTTTGGGAAAAAGGTAGACAGTTAAAACAATCAGAAAGATTTAATTTATTTAAACAAGACATTTTAAATAAAAACTACAAAGATTTAAATGAAACAAATATATTTAATGATACAGATTGTTTTACGTCAAGCAGTTGGTTTTGTTGGTTAAAACAAACTCTATGAAACAAATAAAACTTCCTAAACATAGTTTCATGGTTGGAGCCTATATCGATTTAAAATTATGTGATGACCTAATTGAACATCACAAAACTTTTCGACACAGAGCATACAATGGGACAGTAGGGGATTCAACTACTGCCTTTGTTGATACAAAAATTAAACAAAGTTTGGATTTACATATAAATAAAAGCCCATTTTTATTTGAACGATACAATAAAGAACTAGACAAAGTTTTGTTTTTATATGAAAAAAAATATAAGTATGTCAAAAATTTAAAAGAATTTAATAATATTCAAGAAAATACTAATATACAATATTATACACCTGGCGGAGGATTTAAAAATTGGCATTGTGAAAGAAACGGTTTTTCTACATCAAAAAGACAACTTGTGTTTATGACATATCTTAATGATGTTCCAAAAGGAGGAACGGAATTTTATTATTTTCCAGAATTAAATTTACAAGCTAAAAAAGGACTCACTCTTATTTGGCCTTCTGATTGGACACATACACATAAAGGTGTAGTTTCTAAAACTCATGAAAAATATATTGTTACTGGTTGGTTTAATTTTTATTAGATATTAACCCAACTTGAAGTACTAGGATCCCAATATGTAGAGGGTTCTAATGAGTCTGAGTTTGTAATACCTTCCCATCTAGTTTGAGATTCATTCCAAAGTAAAGTACCATTTGGTCCTTTATCAGGTTTAATTATTGGTGGTTGCCAAATAAAATTAACATCTAGTGTCCATGAAGCATAAGGTTGAGGCCTATAAAAAGTATTTGAATTAGAATCATAATTATAATTAATAGATATTCCTTTTTCACAAAGAATATAATTTGAATCTGCATCACTTATTAAATTTTTACAGTGATCAATACCTAAATTATAATCTTCATCAGAAAATCTAGTTACATCAACTACGTTATCGTTTTCTATTTTTGCTAAATATTTAGTCATTATTGAAATATATACCTAATAATTACTCTACCATCTCCGCCTTGGCCACCTGTAGCATCACAGCCTCCGCCACCTCCGCCACCAATTCCGTCTGTTCCACTTTGGCCGCCGCCACCTAAATTTTGTCCGCCTTGTCCGCCGCCACCAGATCCACCTTGGCCTCTAGTTCCGCCCCAACAAGATCCACCGCCACCACCACCATATGTGACTGATCCTCCTGTAATACTGCTTGCAAAACCTTGGCCACCTTGGCCACCTTGGTTTCCACCACCGTTGTTTCCTTGGTTACCAGCGCCTCCTCCAGCTCCGGCTCCTGCGTTTCCAGCAGTTGCATTATTACCACTATTACCACGGGCTGTTCCACCAGTGTTTGATTGGTCTGAGCTACCACCATTAGGGTTAGCTCCTCCACCACCGCCTCCACCAGATCCACCTGTACGTCCAGCAGCATTAGTACCACCGCCTCCACCGCCTCCTGAAGCAGTCACGGTTGTGTTTCCTGAGAAAACTGAATTATTACCATCGGATCCAGCACCATCAGAGCCGTTTCCATTTCCACCTGATCCAATATTTACAGCATAGTTTGTTGCATTAGCAAGAGTGTGACTTCCATCAATAACACCTGCGGCTCCACCTGCTCCACCTTCTGGTCCAGCGTCTCCGCCTCCTCCTGCACCAGCTACTAATAAATATTCAAAAGTTTTGTTTGTTCCTAAACTTTGAACAGTAAACTGTCCACTATTATTAAAAGTATGAATTTTGAAATTTCCTGAATTAGTAACAGTTCCACCTTGGGCAGTTGTAAAAGTTACACTTGCAGCTCCTCTAAATACACCCATTGCAAGAGCTCCGGAACTTGGAATAGGTCCGTTAGGTGCAGTAGAACCATTTGGAACATTAGCTCCACCTTTATAATACTCTGACATTTTAATAGGGTTACTTCCCCCAAATTCAGTTTGGATTTCTGATAATTCTAAATTAGTATTAGGTAAAGGCATTACTAATTATCCTTTTTAGTTAAACTATCAACTTGATCCGATAATTTTTTTACTGCCTCAATAAGTAAACACGTTAATCTGTCATATTTAACAGCTTTGATTCCGTCAGGTCTTTCAGCGACCGCTTCAGGTAATACTTTTTCTACCTCTTGAGCTATAACTCCAACATCTTTTTTTCTAACAAAGTAACCATCTTCGCCACCTCTTTGATCTATGTAAGATTTTTTCCAATCAAATAAAACTCCATTTAGTTTTTTTAAAGCTTTTAATGGATCTGGTATATTTACAATATTTTCTTTAAGTGCAATGTCTGAAGAATAGAAAGCAGTTACATCATTAGTAGCTCTTATTTCTCCAGTTGTTCCTGAAGCTGCAGTTCCTACTCCCAAAGAATCTAATTGAGTATCTTCGAATTCTACGTTACTTGCTGTGCCTAATCCTATAGAAGTTCTTGCAGTAGCACCAGTTTCTAAAACAAAATTAGAACCATCACCAACAATAAAACCTCCATTAGTAACAGCTAAACCTGCAACATCTGTTAATTGTGCATCAAATGCTTGAACATTACTTCCGATAGCTACACCAAGAGAAGTCCTAGCAGTAGCTCCATTTTCTGCAACCCATGTTGAACCATTACCTACAATAATATTACTATCAGTTTTTGCTAAACCACCTATCGCAGTTAAATCTGCATCAAATGCTTGAACATCAGTCCCAACAACTAAACCAGAAAAATTATCATTGATTTGAAAAACACCAGTGTTTGTTGCAACACCATCAAGGTAAATAATTTTATAACCTTTGTCAGCTGCTGCAAAAGTAACTGTTGCACCTGAACCAGATACTGCTTTTAACTGTACTGTGTGGGCACCCGATGTACCGTTTTTAATAATGTAAAAAGTTTCTGTAAGAAGAGGAAATCT